CTTTGATTTCTATGAGAGCTACTCAATTAAAAATTAGTAGAAAATGGAACTCAATGATGATGGGTATTAAATTACAAGGTAAAAATGGTTTGTTTACCCCACCAACATTCAGCCACATTTACAAATTAAAAACTGTTCAAATGTCTAACGACAAAGGAACATGGTTTGGTTGGGATGTATCTCAAGTTGGTCCAATTAAGGATAAGGGGATATATGATATAGCTAAAAATTTCGCAGAAAAAGTTGGTAGCGGTGAAATTGAAGTTAAACCAGAAAATCAAGAAACTAAAAAAGAATTTAGTTTATAATATTCCTGCAGGGATGGGCGTTGAAGCGAGAGTGGAAACGCCCACTCAAAACTTAATAAAAGATATAAATGAATAAAGAACCTGTAGATTATATAAATTGGTTAGAATTAGGAAGGGTTATTATACCTTGTCTAAAGGGCACGCCTAAGGTCAAAAAATATACTGACCCAGATTTTAAAATAGAGAAAGATATATGGAACAGGGACCACGAAACAGCAGAGATAGCATTAAGATTAGATCATGACGTTGATTTAGATGTTGATAATGAATTTGTAAAAAGATTTATTAATTATTATATTAAAGATTGTGGTGCAATTTTTGGAAGAGAAGGTAATCCGACTAGCCATTATCTTTGGACAAATAGAAATCAAATACCATTTAAACAATTTAAATTATCAGATGAATTTGAAAAAGACTACAAAGCTTTTCCACATGGCTCAATGATATGTGAATTAAGAACTGAAAAAAAAAGATACACAATAGTTCCAGGGTCTTTACACAGTAAATCAAAAACAAATGTAAGGTGGGAAAAATTTGATGAGATAAGAGAGTATCAAGGAAACTTATCTATAGATGTAGGTAAGGTTGCTTTATCTGCAGCATTAACAATTATATATCCTAGTACAGGAAGTAGAGACGAATACTGCACTGCAATTGCAGGGATTTTAATTAAAAATACAGATTGGACAGATGACGAAATAAATGATTTTGTATCTAGAATTGCAGAACACGCAGATGATGAAGGTTTAGCACAAAGATTAAAAAAAGGAACTTCAAGCAGAAAAACAAATAGAAAATTTGGAGTAAATAAAATTCATGAAATTACAGGTTATAGTCATAAAAGTATTCAAAGTTTGTTTAACTGGATTGGAATATTTCAAAACACTACAACTCAAATATCAAAAGATACTATTGAAAAAATTGAAGAGTACGGTGCTAATAGGTATTGGGTGCATTTAAATGTGCCAGAAAAAAAATCAGAACTTTCTGATTTAAAAATGGTTAAAAGAAAAATATGGATTGATGGGGAATCACTTATGAATCAAAAAATATTTTATGATACTGCGATGAGTCAAGCAAAAATATGGATTCCAAGAATGACTACAAAAGAATTTGAAGAAATAATGATGTCTAAATTTTACTCTAGAGAAAAATCAAAAGATTATGAAGAAGAAGCAGAAGAAGCTTCTCAATTTAAAATGTTTTTTTTAAGTTATCTAGATAACAAAGGTGTTTATATGGATAAAGAACAATTAGCTGTTTATAAATTACCTTTTTATAATAAAGACAAATCTACAATAGAATTTGATTTAAATAATTTTGAACAAGAATTAATTAAAAACAGAATAAATTTAAAAAGAGTTGATTTAGTTCAAAAAGTTCAAACTATTTTAAAAGCAAAAAAAGATCGTGGTAAATATAACAATAAATCTTGTGTTGCTTGGTTAATAACTGGAGACAAAATTGATAATAATAAATTAGTGTGGGAAGGTGAATCTGTTTATGTAGGAGACGATTTAAAAGAGGTAGAAGATGAGTAATTTAAAAATTCCAAAATTTATTCCGGGACCTCCAGGTACAGGTAAAACTCATGTGTGGCTTAAAAATAAATATACTGAGCTTTTAAAAAAATATCCTTGGGATAGAATTGTAATTTTATCTCACACAAATACAGCAGCTGATGAAATTATAAAAGCTGTAAACAAATTACCTGAAATAAAAAACGTGCCAGACACAAACTTGCAAGATCAAATATGTACAATTCACTCTTACTTTAGAGCAGAGTATTTACATATAAAAAAATATGAACACGAAGATCATAAAAAATTTTGTATAAAAAATTCAGGGATGAACATTGTAAAAAAAAATACTCCTTGGGATAAACATCCTCTTTATGAGTTTATTTCTCACGCTCATGGTAAAGGTTATGACCTGACTTCTGAAGTAGAACTTGAAAAGTATTGGGCTCTTTGTGAAAGATCTCGTTATCAAAAATACCGTCTTCAAGGTCCAGGAGGATTATTAGAATTAAAAAAAGAATATGACAAATATAGAGAAAACCCCTGAACACAGAAGAGTATCTTTTGTAGACATGATAGATAATTTTAGATTTAAATCAGAAATACCAAAGGACATAGATGTTTTAATAGTAGATGAAGCTCAAGATTGTAGTAAACCTCAAATAAATGCTTTACAAATAGCAGCCATACATGCAAAAGAATTTATTTTTATAGGTGATGCCGATCAAACCATTCACGAATATGCAGGATCAGACCCTGAATATTTTTATCAATTAGCTAACACAGAAGAAGCAAAGGCCGATGAACTTACTGAAGGTTTAAGATGTGGTCAAACTATTAATAAAATATGTAGAAATATTATTGCACCTGTGTGGAAAGAATACGGTAGGTACTCAGAAAGAACTTGGACTCCAACTGATGTTGTTGGAAAATCATATTATATACCTGGATTAGATCAAGGGTGTAAAGCAAAAGATACTTTAATTAATAAAATTTTAAATACAGAAGATACATTTTTATTTACCTACAGAGGTAACCCTACTCATAAAGCTATAAATATATTTCTTCAAAATCATGGAATAGATTATAAAATGGTATCAGGTAATGCTCATGTATCTAGAGAACATTTTAGTTGTTTTAAAAATTGGAAAACTTTTATGAATGATAAAGTTTCTAAACAACAAATAAAAGAATATTGGAAGTTAATGGGTTCAAAAGTAAAAATTTATGGTCAAGGTAGTGTTGATAAACTTAAACCTTTAATTGATAGAGATTACAATATACAGGAACTTATTGATGCAGGTTATTTAAAACCTGAAGTAAAACAGTTTGAAAGATTTTCTCAACTTTTAAATCATGAAGAATTATCCGATAATGAAAAATTAATTAGTAAAATACCTTATATAAATAAAGTTTTAATTAATGGTATGGACACAACTAAAAAACCAAGAGTTCAACACGATACAATACATAAAGTAAAAGGATTAACTTTTGATAATGTAATAGTAGATCTATCAACATACTATCCGGAACCTCGTAACTTTGAACCAACAAGACTAGCTTATGTTGCTTATAGTAGAGGTAGAACGGACTGTTGGACTATAGGATCTTCTGGTCCTTATTCTTTAGCAAAAATACAAGAAAATTGGAGAGAAATATTAGAACTTTAAAGGAGGAAACATGACTAACAGTGACATATTTAAAAAAGATGGATACGACTCATTAGACAAACAAGTTGGAGGAAAACATTATAAACGAATGAAGCTACAACCTGCAGAATTTATAAATGAAAATAAATTGCTTTTTGCAGAGGGTAACGCTATAAAGTATATATGCAGGCACTCATTCAAGGGGAAGAAAGAGGACATTAAGAAAGCGATACATTATTTAGAAATGATATTAGAAAGGGATTATAATGTGTAAAACTCCGGAAGACTTGGATCTACAAGGTGTAGATACAGTAGCAATCGATATAGAAACGTATGATCCTAACTTAAAAACAAAAGGTTTAGGTGCAATAACAGGAGATGGTTATATAACCGGTGTAGCTGTAGCCACAGGTAAAGATTCTGTTTATTTTCCGTTACGTCACTCTGATAAAAAACTAAATTTTAAAGAACTGGAAGAGTTTTGGGATCAAATAAATAAAAAACTTTTACAAAACAATAAAATTACAAAAGTGTTTCACAACGCAATGTATGATGTTTGTTGGCTTCAATCTGTAACAGGTAAAAAACTTAAAGGACGTATTGTTGATACTATGGTTGCTGCATCTGTAATTGATGAGAATAGATTTAAATATTCATTAGATGCTTTGTCTAAAGATTATTTAAATGAAGGTAAGTATAAATACGATTTAGAAAATTTAGTTTTAAAAGATTCAAATGGAGTTAAAAAAAATGCTATATCTAATATGCATGAAGTGCCTTTTAGTATAGCTGAACAGTATGCAAAACAAGATGTAAACTTAACTTTAAAATTATGGCAATTATTTGATAAAAAATTAGACGAAGTATTATACATAAAACCTGAAACTAAGAAAGAGTATACTCTTAGAAATATATTTGAATTGGAAACAAAATTATTTCCTTGTTTAGTTGACATGAAATTTAAAGGAGTTAGAATTGATGTCGCAAAAGCTATACTATTTGGAAGACATCTTAAAAAAAGAAGAGATCAAATATTAAAAGCAATACAAAACAAAACAGGTATTAGAATAGATATTTGGGCAGCTTCTTCTATTAAACATTTATTAGAATATTTAAAAGTTAAAGATTATAAGGTTACACCTAAATCAAAATTACCTCAATTACCAAAAGATTATTTAAAAACACACGAAGAAAAATCTTTACGTATGATAGCTAAAGCAAGAGAGTATGACAAAGCTGCAAATACATTTGTAGATGGTTTACTTGGTTATGTTTATCAAGGAAGAATTCACGCAGATATAAATCAAATTAGAGGTGATAGTGGAGGAACTGTAACTGGAAGATTTTCAATGAGTAATCCTAATTTGCAACAGATTCCATCAAAAGGTTTTATAGGTAAAAAGATGAGAGAGCTTTTTATACCTGAGGAAGGCCATACATGGGGTAGTTTTGACTATTCTCAACAAGAACCAAGGATTGTAGTGCATTACGCAATAAAACATGGATTAGAAAAAACAAACGATTTAAAAAACCAATTTAATAATGATAAAGCAGACTTTCATCAAATAGTAGCCGACATGGCAAAAATATCTAGAAAACAAGCAAAAACTATTAACTTGGGTTTATTTTATGGTATGGGAAAAGGTAAATTACAAGCAGAATTAAATTTAGATAAAGATCAAGCTAAAAAATTATTTGATACTTATCACAATAAAGTTCCTTTTGTTAAACAATTATCGGATGGTTTAATGAGATTCGCTGAAGAAGAAAAATTAATTTTTACTCTTGAAGATAGATTTTGTAGATTTGATAAATATGAAAGTGTTAATAAAAGATGGAATAATAAAGAACGTAAATTTGAAGAATGGGATCCAGAAGCAAAAGATTAAACAAGCAGAGGGTGAAATTAAATATGAAGGTGATTGGGTTGCTCCTAAACTTATGTCAGAAAGTGAAGCTTGGTCTAAGTTTAAATTGTTATTTAATGCTAAATCTAAATCAAAGGTTGAAGGTGGTGAGGGTAAATTTGAAGAACTTACAGAAAAACAAAGACAAGACTGGTTTAAAAATTATTTTACTTCTGCTTTTACTTACAAAGCTTTAAATAGATTGGTACAAGGGTCGGCTGCTGATATGACAAAAAAGGCTATGGTATTATTATATGAAAAAGGTATAATACCTCATATACAAATACATGATGAACTTTGTGTATCTATCAAGGATGAAGCAACACGGATTTTGGTACAAAAAACAATGGAAAAAGCGATTATTCTTAAGGTCAATAATAAAGTAGATTATGAATATGGACCTAATTGGGGTAGTCTTAAAGGATGATAAATTATGGCTTACTTAAATGCAAATATTCCTGTACAATACGCACAAATAAAAAAGGAGTATTTATATGACCTTAAAAAACATCATGGCGAA